GCCTGATCAACACCCGCCCAACCGAGGACTGACCCATGATCCCAAGGATCCTCAAGAACTTCTCCCTGTTCGTCGACGGTCGAGGCCTCGCTGGCACCATCGACACCCTCACCCTGCCCACTCTCACCACCAAGGTCGAGGAGGTGCGCGCAGGCGGAATGGATGCCCCAATCGAGCACGACATGGGCATGGAGAAGCTGGAGGGCACCTTCAAGCTGCTGGAGTACAACCCTGACATCACCGCCCTCTACGGCCTGGCTGGTGCGGACAAGCAGCTCACCGCCCGTGGCGCGATGCGCCGCGATGGTGAGGATGCGGTTCCGGTCGTGGTGAACATGACCGGCATGATCAAGCAGTTGGAGAAGGGCGACTGGAAGGCCGGCGACATGTCAAGCCCGACGTTTTCCTACAGCCTGCGGTACTACAAGCTCAGCATCGGCGGTCGCGAGATCATCGAGATCGACAAGGTGAACATGATCCGCAAGATTGATGGCGTGGATCAGCTCGCCACCATCCGCCAGGCGATTGGGGTTTGACGATGGCAGCCAAGCAGCAGCGCCCTGAGCAACGCGTGAAGGTGGTCTTCGACTTCCCGGAGACCGTCAGCGGCGTGGAAGTGGATCACGTGATCATGCGCCGGCCCAAGGTTGGTGATCGCGTCGCCGCTTCCAAGGCCTCCAGCAACGAGGGCGAGCAGACCGTTCACCTCGTCGCAAACCTGTGCGAGATCCTCTACGAGGACGTCCTCAACTTCGACGACATCAACTGGGGCAAGCTGGAGGCGCAGCTCCTGGCTTTCAGGGTGGCCAGGTCGTAGCAGTGGACGACCTTCGCCGGGCGGTCGTCGTCCTGGCGCAGGCAACCGGCTGGGGCCTGGCCGAGATCATGGGCATGGATGACACCGATGACGACTTCTGGGCCTGGCTGGCATCCGCCCAGGGGGTTGAAAATGAGATCGCGGAGGCGATGAAGCCATGATCGGCGGCAGCGGGCCACAGAAGATCACCGTCGAAATCGGCGGCAAGATCGCGGCCAGCCTGGGCAACTCGATCAAGGCTGCGCAATTCCAGGTGTCGTCCTTCGGGCGGAACGTCACCCGCACGATGAGCGATGCGGCGATCGCTGGCCGCAAGGGCTTCAAGGGGATGTTCGACAGCGCGATGTGGCAGCAGGCCGCCATCGGCGCGACGGGCATCACGGTGGCGATCGGGGCCAGCATCCGCACAGCCGCCAGCTTCGAGGCGGTGCTGAGCGACATTGGCAAGACCGCGAACATTGGCGCAGTGGAGCTGAAGGGGCTGAGCACGGAGGTGCTGCGGCTCAGCAGCCGGAACCTCACCAACCTGGGGCCGGAGAAGCTGGCGCAGGGCATCCAGGATCTGGTGGCCCAGGGCCTGGAGCTGAAGGATGCCGTCGCATCGATGGAGGCGCTGGGCAAGGTGGCGACCGCCACCAACTCCGATCTGCTGGACGTCACCAAGACCGGCTTTCAGTTGCAGAACGCGCTGAAGATCCGGCCGACGGAGCTGAAGGCGACGTTTGATGCGCTCGCGTTCGCGGGCAAAGCGGGCGCGTTCGAGCTGAAGGACATGGCGCAGTTCATGCCCACCATCGCCGCCGCGGCCGGGACGCTCGGCATCCAGGGCCGGCAGGGTGCGGTGTCGCTGGCGAGCATGATGCAGATGGTGCGGAAGGATGCGCCGGATGCAGGCCAGGCAGCGACGCGCCTCACGGACGCGATGTTGAAGATGACCGCACCGGATGCGGTGAAGAACTTCAGCAAGTTCGGCGTCAACATCGAGCAGGTGCTGAAGAACGCCAAGGAGAAGGGCATCAACCCGATGGAGGCGGCAGTGGCAGAGCTGCAGCGCGTCACCGGTGGCGACGTGTTCAAGCTCTCTCAGATCTTCGGGGACAAGGAAGCCAAGCTGGCCCTGATGTCGCTGATGAAGTACCGGCAGGAGTACGCGAAGCTGAAGGCTGAAGCCGGCGGGTCGGCCGCAGCCGGCACAGTGGAGAAGGACTTTCAGCGCAGCCTCGGAACATTCCAGGGGACGCTGACGAGCTTCCAGAACAGCGCCCAGCGGCTAGGCATCACCGTGGGCAATGCGCTACTGCCACCGCTCACCCGCATCGCGGAGGTCATCACCCCAGTGGTGGAGGGAATCGCCAACTGGGCGGCTGCCAACCCTGGCCTAATGACCGGGGTGGTGGCGATCGGCGGGGCACTTGCCGGCCTGGTGATCGCGCTGCCGGTGATTGCTGGGGTGGCCGCCGGCATCGGCGCCATCGGCACCGCCATCGGGGCCGCGGCGATCGCGTTCCCGGTGCTCGCTGGTCTCGGCACCGTGTTCGCGATGGTGATCCCTCCAATCGGTGCAGTGGCCGCCGCAATCGGTGGCGTCTCGGCCCTCGCCTATGTGGTGATCCGCAACTGGTCATCGATCCCTGGCATCTTCTCCCGCATCTGGCAGACGGTGGTGCAGGCCACGATCCGCACCGGCCAACAGATGCTCGCCGTATTCTTCCCGATCCCTGCGCTGATCATCAACCTGTTCACCGGGGCCGGCATTGGCCAGCGGATCATCGGCAGCATCATCGATGGCCTGAAGGCCCGGGCCGGAGCCCTCTTCTCCTGGGTCGGCGGTGCCGTGCAGCGCATCGGCTCAATGGTCTCCGGAGGCGGCGGCGGCGGGGTCGCGCCTGCTGCTCCAGTCGCGGTCGGTCCAACTCCGCAGCCCCGCGCCCTCGGCGGTCGTGTCATCGCCGGCATGGACTACCTGGTGGGAGAGCGGCGGCCCGAGATCTTCCGCCCCGATCGCTCCGGCCACATCCTTCCTCGCATCTCTCAGCTGGCGCCGGCCGCCCAGCCTCGTGCAATGGTTGGGGGCAGCATCACCGCAGACGAGCAACGTACTAAGCGCCCATCTCGGATCATCTCCCGCGCTCCACATCCCGCCGCCGCGCCCCCCAAACAGTTCACCTTCAACGCCGGCGGCATCACCATCAACGCCCCCAGCGGCAATGCCCCCGACATCCGCGCGGCGGTGCTCGATGCGCTAGAGGAGTTCCAGCGCAGCATGGCCTCCACCTACCGCCTCGCCCTCAACGACTGACGACCATGGCCAGCGCACTCTTCCAGCTTGGAGACTTCCAGTTCACCCTGGCGAACGGCGCACCGCAGACGCTGGAGCGCACCGCCGACTACCGGTGGGAGGTGCAGGAGCGGCTACTGCGCGAGCCCGCCGCGCAGTTCCTCGGCCCTGGCGAGCAGGCCATGACCCTCGATGGCACCCTCTACCCCGGCTTCAGCGGCAAGCAGGGCACGATGCAGCAGCTGCGCGATCTCGCGGTGAAGGGCGAGCCGCTGATGCTCACCGATGGCCTCGGCCGCGTCCACGGCAAGTGGGCGCTCCGGCGCGTGCGAGAGGGGCAGTCCACCTTCATGGCCAACGGTGCCGCCCGGGCCATCACCTTCTCCCTGGAGCTCACCCGCTACGGGGAGGACAACCCAGGGGCAGCCGCCGCTCCCGGCAGTGTCGCTGGCATCACGGCCGTTGGTGCTGCGCTGCCTGCCTTCGCCAGCCTGGCGCAGTTCACCGGGGTCGGCTCCGCCGCTGCCGTCGTCAACATGATCGCCGCACCCGTGGTGCAGGCCGCGCGCGGGGCGGGCTTCAACATCGGCCAGCTGGCGACCATCGCCGGATCCCTCGCCAGCAGCAACTACGTCGGGGCAGCGCTCAACGCCTTCGGCCTCGCCGGCCTCTCCATTCCGCAGCAGGGGATCTGGGGGCAGCTCGGCATTCAGGGCCTGCAGATGGTCCAGCAGATGGCACTCGGCCGCGGTGCGCCGGCGATGAGCGTCGCGCTCCAAGCGCTTCGCCCCGCCACCTCCGCCATGCTCAATACCCTCGGCGGTGGAGTGGAGAACGGCCAGGCCCTCGGCAGCCTGATCAGCAACGCCGCCACGATCTCGACCATCCTGGATGTCGATCCCTTCGTCACCCAGTCTGTTCGCCAGCTGGTGCAGCCATGACCCAGTACATCACCCGCCAGTTCGATGAGCTCGACGCCATCTGCTACCGCTTCTACGGCCGCACGCAAGGCACCGTCGAGACGGTGATGGCGGTGAACCGCGACCTGGCGGACCTGATGCCGGTCCTGCCGCAGGGCCTCGTCCTCAAGCTCCCGGATCTGCCGCAGCCCGAGGCGACCGAGACGCTGCGCATCTGGAGCACATGACCACACCAGCGTTCCGCATCGTGGCCGATGGCGATGACGTCACCCGGGCGGTGGCGGATCGCCTTGTCTCGCTGCGGATCACCGACGAGGCGGGACAGACCAGCGACAGCCTGGAGATCACCCTCGATGATCGCGCCAGCCGGGTCCCAGTGCCCCGCAGCGGCGCATGGCTGAAGGTCTGGCTGGGCTACAGCACCGGCGGCAGGCTCCCGGTCTACATGGGCTCCTTCGCGGTCGATGAAATCGACCTATCGGGCGGGCCTCGGAGCATGACGATTAAGGCGACGGCGGCGCAGACCGCACCGGAGCTGGTGAAGGAGCAGCGGTCCCAGAGCTGGCACGGCAAGACGCTGGGGGAAGTGGCGAAGGAGATCGGAAAACGCAACGGCCTCCAGGTGGTGATCAAGGGCAGCCTCGCCAGCACCCAGATCAAGCACGAGGACCAGACGAACGAGAGCGACCAGGCCTTCCTCACCCGCCTGGCCGAGAAGTACAAGGCCACCATCAAGCCGGCCGACGGAAAGCTGGTGCTGGTGCCCCGGGGCGAGGGGCAGGCCGGCGCGACGATCACCCTGAAGCCCACAGACGTCACCACCTGGCGGGCGAACCTGAAGAACCGGGGGGCCTACGGCAAGGTCACCGCCCGCTACCTCGATCGCACCACCCAGAAGGAGAAGACCTTTTCGGCCGGTGCCGATGCCGGGAGCCTGCCGGCGTTCGAGGATCGCCAGCTCTATCCCTCCCAGGCGGAGGCGCAGAAGGCGGCCGACAGCCGCCTCCAGTCCCTTCGCGCCGGTGAAGTGCGGGTGAGCATCACCATGCCAGGCCGGCCGGAGATCAACGCCGAGGGGCTCATCACCCTGCAGGGCTTCCGCCCGGAGGTGGATGGCACCTGGAACGTGAAGAGCGTGACCCACGATGTTGGCAGCGGCGGTTACAACAGCTCAGTGGAGTGCGGCACGCAAGGCGACGAGAACGATGGGTGGGCGACAGGCCGCGGCGCGAACGATGGCCTCCCGCCCAGCCGCAAGGCATCAGCGCTGGCCAGTGCCGCATCTCGGGCGCGCGGGATCAACACCAGGGGCGGCCCCGACGGCGGCAACAATGCTTGCGTCTACGCCGTGAACAAGGTACTCAGGAGCGCTGGCATCACCCCTCCCTGGGGCAGCAGCAACTACGTGCCCAACGCCAGGGCGGCGCTCGCTGCCGGCGGCGGCACGCTCCTTTCCGGCCCAGAGGCTGGCGCCATCGCGATCATGCGCGACAACGGTAGCCCCCCATACCCACACATCGGCATCGTGCAGAACGACGGTTCGATCATCAGCAACAGCTCCAGCCGGGGGTCATTCTCCTGGGTCGGATCGGCCGGCAGCTACACCAGCTACTACGGCCGCAGTCCGGAATACTGGCGGTTGAAATAGACTCCCCCATGATGGACAGCCTTCCCATGCCCGAGCAAAACGTCAGCCATGGCGAGATCTATCGCGCACTTGGGATCTTGGAAGGCAAGATCGACACGATAAACCAGGCGCTGCTCCAGAAGCACAGCGAGGTGGGCAAGGCGTTCTCCCGCATCGATGAACTGTCCCGCACCGTCTGGATCGGTGTCGGCATCGCCATGGCCTGCAGCTTTGTGATCCCGCTGCTGTTGACCGCGATGGCCCCCCGCCTAGAGTTCGGGCCAGCCCGCGTCGAGCGCTCGCAATGATCGGCGACATCATCCCTTTCTTTGATCACTGGAAGTGCCTCCCCCACCAGCGAGCGGCGGTTCAGCAGCTCTGGGAGGCGGTGCCCGCCAGCCTGAAGAATGATGACGCGGCCTGGTACGCGGCTTGGAAAGCCGACGGCAAGCAGCAGACGCCCCGGCAGATCACCAACCCTCTCCGCGTTCCCTATTACAGCCAGCGCGACAGCCAGACCGCACACGCGATGCGGATGTGTTTCTCCTCCAGCTGCGCGATGCTCCTCGAGGCGATCCGCCCCGGCACTCTCCATGGCCCGAACGGCGATGATGCCTACCTCGGCCGGGTGCTGCGCTTTGGCGACACCACCGACAGCGTGAGCCAGCTGAAGGCGCTTCAGAGCTTTGGCGTTCAGGCCAGCCTCACCCATGGCGCGGACTGGCTGACCATCCAACGGCAGATCGATGCCGGCTTCCCGGTGCCGATCGGCATCCTCCACAAAGGGCCGGTCAGCGCACCCCAGGGCGGGGGCCACTGGATCTGCGCGATCGGCTACAGCGACGATGCACTCATCGTCCATGATCCATTTGGCAACCTGGACCTGGTGAACGGCGGCTACCTCAACAACTGGGGCGCACGGCTGCGGTATCCAAAGCGCAATCTCGGGCCACGGTGGATGGTGGATGCAACCAACGGCAACGCTTTTGCCCCTGGCCACGGCTGGGCAATCATCGCGAAGGCGGCAGCCTGATGGATCTGATCCGCGTTTACCCCGGGGCGCTGCCGACCACGTTGTGTCGCCAGCTGATCACCGGCTTCGAGGCCCTGGAGGCGGAGCACATCGGCCGGGCGGGGGATGACCCGGCCGCGCCGCGCTTTACCGAGCTCAACCTCACCCAGTCCTGGCAGCAGGGTCACGAGCAGGTATTCGAGGCGATCTTGCCGCTCTTCGAGCGCTACAGCCGCGACCTGGCCATCAGCCCCGCACAGTGGCCCGCCGATCTGGCGTTCGAGGAACTGCGGATCAAGCGCTACCACCACGGCGGTGACGACCAGTTCCCGGAGCACGTGGACGTTGGCGACCACGCCAGCGCCCGGCGCTTCCTGGCGGCCCTGATCTACCTCAACGACGTGGAGGAGGGGGGACACACGGAGTTCCCCGGCTGGGGGCTGAAGATCAGCCCGCGCGTCGGTACTGCCGTCCTGTTCCCGCCCCTCTGGCCTTGGCTCCATGCCGGCCGGCCGCCTATCTCAGAATCGAAGTACATTCTGAGCACCTACCTTCACTACACCTGACAGAGGCAAAATGTCTTTCTCTCTTGAACGCATCCCTGATTACATCGCGCTCGCTGTTGCTCTGCATGGCGTGGCGCTTCTCATCTGCAACCTCACTCCGACCCCGAAGGACAACGAGGCGCTCGGAACGATCGGCGCCCTGGCGGTGAAGCTCTACCGTGCGCTGGAGATCATCGCTGGCATCATCACCCCCCTGGCGAAGCGCTGATGGTCGACCGCCAAGCGATGGTGAGACAGCTCCGCCTCCATGAGGGGGAGCTCCTCAAGCCCTACCGCTGCACCGCGGGCAAGCTGACGATCGGCATCGGCCGCAACCTGGACGATCGGGGCATCACCGCCGCTGAGTCCGCCTACCTGCTGTGCAACGACAT